GGAGTTGCGTAACCGAATACGCCAGCCAAGACTGCCCATAGAATCGAACGGTAATCTGCTGCGAAGTTAGAAGCTGCCCAAGCTGAGAGAAACGCTCCCGCTGTCAATACTGCTGGATTCTTCATATTCATTACTTGCCGCCTATCATCGGGATATTAAAGAACGAACCATCTGTATCGCCTTTTTTAGTAAAACTGACATGGCAATGATGCCGATGAGGATTGACTCCTTTATAAGTGATCCAACGCCATAAGGATTTGCCAGAGGCAATTTTGCCGTCGAATATGATGTAAGCAATTCTTGGGTCAGACTTTGCTGCGTGTCGTATCTGATCTGCAAGGTCAGGCATGAGGTCTGGCTTGTGGTAACCAAATAAATCCCTGTCAATATCAATGGCTCGGACGATACCTTCTGCATCAGGATTGTGGTCAGAAGGACGTGCTTGGTGACGAGTGTCGCCAATCCAGCCGTCTGAGGTGCGATCTCTATCTGGGAAACTATCATCGACTTGAAGCCTTAACTGTTGCCCAGCTTTGCAAAGGCGTGGAGTCACTTCTTTGCAGGTGCTTCTTTAGCCGCCTCAGCTTGCTGGCGGTCATATTCTGACTTTGGCATTGACATAAACTCGTTGTTTCCTTTGTCAATAACAACGTGAATCTCGCCTAATGAATCTGTGACTTCTTTAATGTTTTCCATTTTATAGCTCCGCGTTTAAGCCGAAGTAACCTGCGGCGTTGTTGGCATTGAATAGTCTTACCATTTGAACTGGGGTAATTGTTGGAACTGTCACCTCAAGAAAAGCCGTAGTTGGTGATTGAAAAGCTGCGTTAAGAATTGGAGATGAAGCAGCGTAAGTAGAGCCTGCCGAGTTCCCAACTTGTAGGTTGCCAATTTCAGGAGTATTTGGAACTACTCGCATTGGAACAGGGGTATTAACAATAAATCCACAAGTTGTGGTGCTATTTGACCAACCCCAAGCGTAAGTCGAATAAATACCGCCGCCAATGTTTCGATAATAATAACGCTGGCAAGCAGCCAATTCGCCTTGATAGGTTGCGCCATTTCGTGAGAATGATGTTGCGCTTGTGCCTACTTCAACTTGAACGCCAGTGACTTCAAAATAGTCTGCCGCTCCTGCTGTACCTGCTGTGAGTGCAAATATCTTTACGCCCATTTCAGTAGCGTTTGTTGGAACTGTTCCTGTAAAAGTAAATCGTTGCCAAGTTGTAGTCAATGTTGCTACTCCACCGATAGGGCTGGTTTCGCCTGTGTAGCCAGAAGCAACATTCTGGTCTGTGCCTGTACCTGTTGGAACATAAGCCGAAATCTGACCGCCTGATGCAGAGAAATTAGCACCCGCTCTGGCATAAAAAGAAAAAGTAACAGTTTTGCCAGCGAAAGGAATTGAATTGATTGTCTCAAAGCTGTTTGTTACCTGTGGGTAAACTGCCGCTGTGCTTCCCGCGCTTCTTGCAAGACGGACACAATATTGAATGTTTGGCAAGTTTGTTGTGTCGTTTGTGAGCTGTCGGCTAATTGTGATGTTTGTGGGAGTAAGACCATACCAGCGGTCTGCTGTATATCCATTTGCTGTGAAAGACGTGCCGCGTTGCCATACTTCAAAACCGCCGTTGATAACTGCGTTCTTGCCAGCGGAAGCCGAAAGCGTGCCAGTAGTCAGGGTATTGACCGTTCCTGCAAGGTCGTTCATATTGGTAGCGGTTAAGATGTCGCCAGTAGCGTAATTAGCCTTTACGGGAAAGCCTGTTGCCATGTATTTATTCTCCTAGTACGCGAACGACGATTGCCCAATTATACCGTAGAACGCTGAATCTAGGACGAACGCGTCCGCGATTGGCTCTAGGGTTGTTATGGTGGTCGTCATCTTGTTGGGTGTAATGTCCCAAGCGATGCCCTGCGCTTGAAGGTTTTTAACGATAGTGCTTCCGTCGGGCTGGACGTTTGTAATCTTGAGGTTCTGGAAGTAATCGATGCCAATCATGGTGTCTGTTGGTACTGCTGGGTCTAACAGATCAACAACCATCTCGTCAATGCGGATTGTTGTCTCTTGGCGAGTAGCGACGTATTCCTTGGCAATGTTGGAGACGATTGTGTCGGTCTCAGCTACAAGGTCTGTCTGTGTGATTGAGTGTGGGAAATACTTATCAATAGAGGTCTGATTACTAGCAGTCTGGACTGTGCCGCCTACGCGCCCGAAATTGGCTTGGTTGATAATGAGCTTATCGTCAAAGGCGTACTTGAGGTTTCGGTAAGGAATCCCTGTGGTTTGATTGAACTCTGTTGGAGTAGCAGAAAGGCTTGCTAGAACCTGTGTGCGGTTCTTGAAGATTGCCGTGCCTTGACCGTCCATATAAAACGCGCCTGTCTCTGAGAACTCTGCGTTTTTGATGGCTGCAAGGCTTGTGCGAGTAGTTGCAGGATCAGCAATACAAGTATTAAGCCCTGTGGCGATTGTGCGCATATTGCTAGGGAATGAGACTTGGTCAAGAATCTTGTTGATTCGTGTGCCTGTGTCTTGCCCTGCTGGGGTGTTGGTGATGGTTGAAACGTTAGCCATGTTGAATAGGCGGAAAGCGTCTTGGCAGATAATATCGACGTATCCAGTTTCCTGACCCGTTGGGTAGGTATAGCGATATTCAATGACGTAGCCGCTGAAAAGGAACTTTTGTGTAGTTGATGTAGTGGCTGAAACACGCAATTTACGTAAAGGAGTGAGATAGCCATAATAAGGAGAACTAGGGTTCTGAGGATTAAAGTAGCTGAGAGGGTCTAAGACTCTAACCGTGCATTGTCCTGCCTCGTATTGGTCGCGTTGGATATTGCGACCACGAGTAATGCTGATCTGATAGACATCTGGAGTTAGGTCAATTACTGGCTCAGAAGGTTGGTCTGCTGCAAGTGTTCCAGTTCCAAGAACGCCAAGTTTGGAGTCGCCTAGAGTAAAAGTACCTGCGAACGTTGCTCCACCTGAGAAGTCGAAGCTGACCGCTATCTGCGCTGGGAGTGCCATTAGCCGAACATACCTGCGATTCTACCGATTTGAGACGGAGAACCTGAAAGACTTGAAAGTTGAGTGCCTGAAATAACTTGGTTAATAAGTTCCTGCTCACGAATTACATTGCCTTGGACTGTTACGTTATTGACAATAGTTGTGCCAGCGTTAGGATTGTAATTAAGCCCTGTGATTGGATTATAAGAGATCATGCCATCAGAAGGATATGAAGGCACGTTTGTGCTTGGAATAGTTGGGACTGTTGCGTTGCCCGCACTTGGTGCGCTAGGAGCTGGCTGGTTGGTCAAAATTGCCGCCGCCTTGCCAGCCAAGTAACTCAAGTAAGCATCGAGGTATTCAAATGGGTTCTTAGCGTTTGGAAGAGCTGCAAGGAACTTAGCAAGATTGCCTGATGCGTCTTGAGCAGCAAGAATCTGGTTGGTTAGTTTGGTCGCTACCGCTTCATTGCCGTTAAGCAAGGCTAGTTGAGCTTCTACTCGTAGTTTCTCATTTTCAGAAAGTTTGCCCTTTAGTGCTGCGACAAGTTGAATCTGCTCTAGGTCAAAGACTGTGCCAGCCTTTTTAAGAGCGTTCTGCTTTTTGAGTTCTGCTGTGTTCTTGGCTGTCGTTTTTGCTAGATCAGCAGCTCGCTTTTTTGCTGCCGCTTCCGCCGCCTTTTCCGCTGCCATCTGCTTATCAGACTTAGGGATATTGACGTTGCCCCAGACCTTCATGTAATCGCGCTTAAGGCGACGGTTAAACTCTTCAACCTGAACCTTTTGGATATTTTTGTTGATATCAAACATATTGCTGTTGATAATCGCCTTGAGTATTCTCCAGCCTTCAATGAAGTTATCCAAGCGACCAATAGCAAAGTCTGTCACATTGCTAATCTGTTGAATTAAATCCTTAACATCGGTAGCCCCAGTTACCGCCATGGCTAGGTCGATGAGACCCTGACCAATGCGCTCCTGTGCTTCACCTGCTGCAACGTTTATGAGTTGCATCTTGCCAGCATAAGTCTCAAGATAGGCGGCGTTAGCCCCAGAGAATTGCTTATTTAACTTTTCGGATATATCAGCAAACGAAGCAGCCTTAAGCTGTGCCTGTGAAAGTCCAAGGTTATATTTCTTAAGTCCCTTGGTATTGCCAACGTAGGCATTAGCCAAGTCCTGTGCAACTGTTGTAAGTTCAACGCCGCTTCCTGCTGAAATGTCAATCGCTTGCTGTAACGCCTTCTGGCTTGCTGTTACTGATCCAGTAGTGGTTATTAAGGCTTGGAAGGCTGGACGTAACTGGTCGTCTGCAACGCCTGAGACTCTTTGAAGGTTGTCAATGTATTTATTGATTGAAGGAGCGGAAAGTTCCAGACCAAGGTTCTTGACTGCTGTGTTGAGTTTGGTTACTGCCTTTTCGTCTTCAATGAACGCCTTGACAGAAGCCTTACCGAAAGCAGCAATTTTTTGTGCGGCAAAGACTGTAGCAAAAGCCTTACCCAAACTTTTAACGCTTTTATTTAGACCTTGGATATTCTTCTCGGCGGAGGATATGCCTTTTTTAGTTTTATCGTCGGCAACAATTCCAACTTTAAGAAAATTACCCGCGTTCATTTAAGTCCTTGTCCGTTAAATTTGTTGATAACTTCTGTATAAGCAGCGGCAACTGCACCCAGTACTTTGCCCTGATCTTCACCCCAAGCACGAAAGATAAGGCGACCATTTTGCTTTTTGCTAGTGCGACCCTTTTGACCTTTGACTCTTTGTGGCTTGTAGAGCATGCCCATAGAATCAATAAATTGCTTACCAGCTTTAGGGTTTGCGCTTTGTGAATACTTTTTATCGCTACTGCGAATCATATAATCAGGGCGAGCATTTTGAGTTCCTGCGTCTGCATAATGCTGAACTGAGGGAGCCCAAGGACGACCATTAGGGTGACGGCGACCTGCTGTTTCGTAAATCTGTCCCGCTGCTGATTTGTTGTAAATATAAGCAGAATAGGAAAAGCCTTTGCGGTTGGGTTTGGTTGGACTGTCGTCGAATCCAATGCCAAACTTTACATCGAGGGCATTGTAAGAACGCCCAGCCCACGCACCTACCTCTTTACCCCAGCCACTCAAAGGTGACTCTGCTGGAGCATAGCCACGCGCTTTAGCAACTAGAGGCTGAGTAGCACGTTTGACTTTATCTTGAACTGCGCGAGCTGCATGAGGTTGAAAGCGAGCAAGCATAGCGATGGTTTGTTCAACGCCGCTTAAGACGATTGGCATTATCTCGCTCCTTCGCTACGTCCTTGAGGACTTCAATATGTGCCTTGAAAGCCATCGGAGATAGTTCCACGATGGTGTTGAAAGGAACTCCATACTCGTAACTCAAACGAGCCGCGAGATAGGTGAGGGAGTTCCGATCTACCCTAAAGGGTCAGACTCTAAGACCTCAACTGACTTGAGAGTCTCAAGGAACTGTTCCCCGAAAGGTTTGACTGTTTCACCCGAACGTCTAATTGCTTCCCAGCACAGCCAGTAAACGTCTGACTGCTTCTGGTCTTCGATAAGAGCTTTGTGAAAGCCCTTCTTGGCATATTGCTCAAAGGCATACTCAATAAGTGGAGTAATCTCGTACTCTGTTACTGAATTGTCTGCCCTTGTGACTTTGAGTTTTGCCATGTTAGCCCCTTTGTTGGTTTCTTAGAATGTACCTGTTGTTGCTACAGCTACAGTACCAGAGACGTTGAATGTAAGGCTCTGTGTTGAAAGGTCTCCAACTGCGCCGTTAATGTCTGTGGTGTTGTTGATAAGGCAAGTTGCTGTGTAGAGCGGGTTGGTCGCTGATACTGCTGCTGTCTTATCCTGCAAGAGAACTACTGTGACGTTGGTTCCCCATGCTGCCTGAAGTGTTGCCAATACGTTTGCTGAAGCTGTGTCGTTAAGGAAGTCGATAGAAATTGAAGATGCTTCAAGTCCCTTGACGAACTTATGACCTGAGTCGCCCATTGCTGTTACTTCGAGTTCATCGAATGAGCGGTTGAGTGTTACTGAGGTTGCGTGGTCTGATAGATCGACTGAATTAACCTTTACGCCGACCTTGTTGCTCATGAATACTGCCATTTAGGTTATTCCTCGTCTTTCTTGGTAGTTGGTTTTGGTGCTGCTGTTGGTGGAAGCTGACCGATTTTCTTTAGGAAGTCGGCTTGTTCCTTTGTCCAATCGTCCATTCGATTAGCTCCATTCCGTTAAGGTGCTTATTGCAATGTCGCAAGTAAGCAAGTCTCCAGAAGCGATTGACAACACGCTAGGCGCGCTGATGCTTCCCACGTTAAATACAATGCTGGAGGCTGAAAGCAGCTCAAAGACTCGAACAACGTCGGTCTCAATGCCAGCAAGGTTGCCCTCATTGTCAAGCAATGGGACAAGGATAGAAATCTTGAAGTTAGCCATTGGGCTGATTGTTGCGTAAGTATTGTTGTTGGGCGTGATGTATGGATCAGCAGGCGTAACAATGACGCTGTTAGCAATAGGCGGTGCGGGCGGGAAGGAGAAAACCGAAAAGTGGGATGGTTGAGTAGAAAGGGGGGGGAAGGGTGGGGGGGGGG